TTATTTGCCTCCTATCTTTTTGGATTTGTCCAATGTCTTCTGGGCGGCCTCGATATCGCTATAAACGATATAGGCCCTCATGCCTTTTGCTCTTAGTTCGGAAAATAGCATAAGTAGCTGTGTGAGTACTTTGAGTAATTCCGGATTATTACTTGAAACCATTACATTTTCTTCATCCGAGCGTCCATTGTATCCACCGTTGGCGAATCCGTTGACGGGAAGAGGATTTGTGCTTGTTCTTTGTCTTCGGATGGCATCCAAGGCTAGGATATGGTTCATGGAAACCGGATCTTGTAATTGCCATGCCGGTGTAACGTATTCTTCTCGATGTACGGGACCAGCCACTTCAAGTATACCACCGTTGCCGGTGAATCCTCCGTTGTACCAACCGGTGGAGTCTGATACAACTCGTTGTCCGGTTTGCGGCGTAGTGCTGTCATTAAGACCTGCATTTGCGGTAGATGTACTAGGTTTCTTGATAAGACCTTTCAAGGCACCGAAAGCGACGTTGATAAGTGCGATTTCGGCAGCGGCTTTTGCTAGTCCTAAGAATCCTAATTTAGACACATTGCGGATTGTGGTTTCTGCGATCGACATTGTTACAACTTGGCGAAGAGTATCTAATGTCAATAATAGAATGTTCCCCATAGCGTCAGCAAAACTTGTTTCAGAATCAACTAAAGATTCCCCAAGGATTTGGCCAGCTTGAGCGGAGAAGTCTAATAAGGTTTGTGCTCTTCGTTTGTCTGTTTCTTCTTGCTTTTTCGCTAATTCCTCTTGTTTCTCATTTTGTGTTTTAACGAAAGATTGCAAATCTTTATTTAGTCCGTTGTATAACTTCTCTTTTTGGACTTTACGGTCTTTATCGGCCTTGGCCTCTTTTTCCAAATTTTTGAGATATTCTTGATAGGATTTATCCATCAGTTTAATTCGGAAATCAAGGATCAGTTGTTCAATTTTCTTTCTTTCGTCACTGCCTATTTTATAGATAGCTAATTGTTTATTTAATTTTTCGAGTTCTAAAGCTTGAAGTTTTGTTTGATAATCATCATATAATCTTAGGCCCTCGGTATAATCTTGTGTCAATTTTAGTTTCTTGGTTGCGATATAACGATCAACCTCTTTCAGCTTTGCGTCTGTGATTTTTTTCTCTTGCTCCGCTGACAGTCCCGGGGTTATATCCGTTTTTTTTATTTTAGGGGCAATAACTTCTACTTCTGGCAACTCGTTTGCAGTTTTTTTAGGCAGAAGAGGAGAGTATTTCTGAGATATCTTATCGAGGTTGGATGCTAATTGGTAAGTTTGTGTCATATAGCTCTGTAAACTTCCCCAGAAATCCTTATCGACTTTACCTCTGGCCCCATAGTAGTAGTCAATGTAAGAGATGACATCATCATATGTTTTTGTCCATGAGCGTCCGTTCTTTATCCCTTCATCTGTTATACGTTTTACGTCTCGAAGCATAGCGTCGGTAACGAATTGTCCCAGATTTGATTTTTCCCTCATTTGATCCATCAAATCAATTTGTTTATTTAAGGCGGTGGTCGTTACATCCTCCTTCTCTTTCTGCATGGTTTTTAAAACTATGTTTTCATGCAACTTTTCATTAACTATTTCTAAAGCTTTTGCGATATCCTCTGTTGTACTTTGTTCTGTTAGTTGGTTTTCAAGATATTTTCCATATCGAGAATTGATCTCATCGATTAATTCTTTTCGTTGCTTTGTTCCGGCGTTGCTTCGTTGGAGAGCGTCAAATAGGGTATAAGCTTCTGCCCGTTCGTTGGCGATTTCCTTGTTCATCTCTTTTAAGGCCCGGGCACTTTTTGTTGAATTATCCCATATCTTGTAAATACCTACAGCTAAAGCCGTAATTGCCACACCTGCCGCAATAATGGGATTGAGACCCAGAGTCACTAAGAAACTGCGCATAGCCATAGTCGCAGCTTTGATATTTCTAGCCTTGAGAGCTGATGCTGCCGCTAATGCATATTCTGCGGCTATGGAAGAACGGGTCGCAACTAAATGAGCCTTTTCTATAATTGTAGCTTTTAGAGTAGCTCCATTTGACGCAATCTTCCAGTAAGTGTTTAGCTTGATAGCGGCTGTATACAAAGTTAATGTCGATATTAAGGTAATAACCAGCCCTGTATTTTTACTGATCCAATCGGCCATCAGAACTAGTTTTTTAGTCCAGTTCACGGTTTGATTCATTACGCTGATAATGGATGGATTGATCTTTTCCATTAACTCAATGCCAAGATCGTTAAGTTTGTTTTTTGCTTGTTGCATTTTAGCCGTGGCAGATTGGCTTTTTATCGTGGCCTGCTCTAAAGCGACGGATGTGCCAGTTACGGCTTTCGTATAATATTCTACCTTATCCGCTTCATTGATAAGGACAGAGGCAACATTGTAACCTTCTTCCCCGAACATCTTTTTGATAGCGGTAGCGTCCATTTGTTTTTTGCGGAGATTTTCCAGAGCCGTATTTAGCCCGACTATTTTGGGGTTAGTCTCGTCAGCTCCTGTTTGCAGGGTAAGGAAAAACTTTTTGAGTCCGGTACCGGCGATCTCATCCTTGATACCTTTCTCACCTAAAGTTTCAATGGTTCCAACCAGTTGTTCGATCGGAATCTTTGCAGAAGCGGCTGCGACACCACTTGTCTTTATAGCTTTGGTCTGGCTCTCTACGGCTGCTGCACCGAATTTACTTCCGGCGGCAAGTACATTTACATATCGAGCGGCTTGATCAGCTCCATCCCCATACTGGTTTAATGCCAAGGTGACGGCATCTACCGCATCCGTAAGTTTCATGCCACTGGCAGAGGCGAGGATGAGCGTTTGCTCCGTCACTTCTGCTAAAGCCTCTTTATTTGCTAGCAATTCGGGTTTAGCGGAACCTACTAATTTATAAGCTTCCAGTATCTCATCAGCGGATTGGCGTATGCGGATACCTTCTTCGGTAACTGTAGTGGAAAGACGTTTTGCTTGATCTGTAAGCCACTCTATACTTTCATCATCTAGGCCTGTAAGAGCTTTTACATCGGCCTTGCTTTCTTCCAGTTTATTGCGGGCTTCACGGAATTTGTTGAAAGTAAGAGTAATACCCGTAATGGCTGCCACTGCGGTACCAATGATTCCCATATATTTATTTACGAAATCTGTGGCACGTCCCCAGACCGAGGCTTGGCAACCGATCTCTACACGCATCTCTTGTTGGGCTAGTGCGGTTTCTTTGGAGATGCGTTTCAGCATTTCTAGTTTAGTGTTATATTCAGCGGTACCACGAGTTACTTTTTTCAGCTCCGTTGAAATTTTATTCTTTGTCTTTATTAAGTCATTATAAGTAGCTCCACTTAGGTTCTTCAATACTCTTTCCGTATCAGCGACCTCTTGCTTATACTTTTGCATCTTCTGGGTTTGGGCAGTCAACTCACGTTCTATTTTCTTAGCCGCCTTACTATTGCCTTCTCCCGCTGCTCGGAGATCGAGTAGCTTTTTCTCCAGTTCCCCGATTTTCGTCTCTAACTCCGATGCGCTAGTCATTGCGTCGGAGTTATCCAGATATATCTTGATGCTCCTGTTTAAATCTCCTGCCATATCCTAATCTTTATCTATGAAAATTCGTGATGCGTCGATTTGCATATCGGCGGCGTAGTCCGCTACGATGTCTGCCAGTTTGGGAAGATTCTTTTCGATGATGGGATCGAACCAACGGATCGGGTGGCGGTTGCCGGTTCCCATCAGGTAGAAAGAATCCGGGTTGGTCTTTTTCAGCTTCCCGTATTTGTCCGTCCATTTAGAGCCGCCCCGGAAACCACCTTGGCCCCGTCCGGCTCCCCTATGGATATAGATACCTTCACGGGCGAAACTGAATCCCACTCGTTCGGTCTCTCCTTTACTTTTGTAAATTCTGGGTTCTAGGGAGTCCGATAGGAACTCATCTTTCTGGACAAGCAAGGCGATATTCCCTTTCAAGTCTTGGATTATGTAGCCCATCCATTCCTTTACCTCAGAATTAAATTGTCTCAATTTCTCCTTATCCTGCCTACGTTCATACCGGGCGATCCGGCTGGTTGACTCTAGCGAGATCTCGAAGGGTAATCCTTCCCTCGCTCCGATTAGGGAGTTCTTGCGTTTAGGCGTGCGCATCTGCTCGCTCAATCTTTTCATGACTCCCATATCATACCCACATTGATTGGTCGATAGAGAAGGGGATAGGCTTTCTTAGGTTGAAGCCTAACATCACCCCATAGAAATTATCTCCCATGGGACCTATGCCCCGAAAGGTCATGCTGTTTAGCTCTAGGAACTGAAGCCCGTTACGTTCCTCGTTCCAGTCGAGCATCATCCGGCAGACGATCTGCATGAGAAGATCCTTGCATTCCGCTTTCGCAAAGTGAATCCCGTCGATATTCCCGGCCTCGCATTGCTTTAATAGGGCGATAAAATATTGTGGGATATTTACGAGGTTGTCATTGTTAAGCCAAGAGAAATCCGAGTTAAGCCCGTCGATGGCGACTAATACATGATCCCGGATAGAGGAGATACGTTCTTCCAGATCAGAGATTTCCTCTACCTCGTCACTACGGAGGAAATGACATTCCCCGTCCGTATGACCGATAGCGGCTAGATGCCTAGCGATCCATTCCGAATACTCAAAGTGATTGTATATGTCCATAACATCCAATTTATAGACACAAAAAAAGCCCCCCGAAGGGAGCTTTTAAAGGACATATGAAAACTACTAATCACCTTTTATACCTACTGATATAATCAGTCAAGCGTTCAGCTTGCAATTTTGTTATCTTTGTAAATGAAATCTTCTTCTTAAGTGTCTCAAAACCAAATTCATCTATAAACTTACCAATTGAAACATTTAAAAACATAGAAGGCAAAGAAGACACACCTTCCATATCGATGGTAATCTTGTCCGAAGAATTCATATTCTCTCTGATTATATCATAGAGACTACTTCCTGCCATAGGAAAATCCTTTCCTTCCATCACGTCATAAAGTTTAATTGTACACATAGTATCCTCTTTTTATTTAGTTAAAAATCAAACTCGTCTAAAATTTCTTCTTCTTCCAAATTTCCTAAATATAATTCGAAATATATCAACGTCCCATTAAAATCAAAATCAATATTGTCAATTTTAACTTCATGCTTCTTTAATAAACGAGCTGTATTGCAAATTATTCTTACTGCATCAGCGCACGATAATATATTATCTAGGCCTTTTCCTTTATTATGAACCTTAGATCCAACTGTAAAATCAACCTCTATAGACTTTTTCAAAGCATCGCTATCTGATATTATAGTGGAATCAAAATTTCTGACAGATTTTGATATACCTTTCCCGAAATCACAAATAGCTACACGCAAGACTTCATCCTGTCCTTCATATTTAATAAATGAAAAAGCATTACCATTTGCATCAGCATGATCAAAAACATTATAAAATGCTTCTACTATGCTAAGCGAAATTATACTTAAGTCTTTACCTCTAAAGAAATTCTTTTTAAAATATTGTTCTACCTCTATTGCATATGCGTCTTTTTGATTCTCAACTATACGCCATAAATTAAATATATTATCACTTTCAGAATCCACATGATCTTTACTGTAATTCCAATACTCTCTAAATTTAAGATCTTCAAAAAACAGCTTCTCTATAGATTCATTTGATATCCGTATAGTATGTTCTTCTACATTAACTAAAAATTCAATCAAACATGCAATTGTAACAACATGAATAGGCTGAAATAATTCAGGAGACAATGTATCCTTAAAAACAAAAGTTATTTGTTTTTGATAATTTTCTTTTTTATATTCATTCCTGATAGTAGCGATTTGTCTCAGCCAATCCGCTCTTTTCAAAGAGTTAAAATATATGTTCGTATTATCCATGTTTTGAAGAACATTATTCATATATACAACAATTTTTATCTGCTGAATATTATCAGTTTCTATTTAAAAAAGCAAAATAAATAATAGCAAAACAATCAACACACCAGCTATAACCTTGCTTATATGGTTTTTGCTGTGACGCACTTCATTCAGAGCCGCACCGATCAGCATAACAAAACCTAATATAGCTACAAATGTCAGCATACTGCAAATATAATCATTCTTTTGGAAGAAGCAAGCGTAACAGCTCCTCCAATCTCATGGCGGCATGCATTCGTTCTTCTTTACTATATTGTCCGTTTACATCGGTAACGATGTCGAGTAGGCGCAGGGCTTCTTGGAGTTTCATTTCGGTTCCTCCTTTCCTTCAAACAAACATAATCTTTTTTTCAGAAAACTTAGAGCCGCAATAAGCGACAATGATTCTTTTTCAGAAAGTACACCCGGGGCATCATGCTCGCATGCAATGAAAGTGATAGCGCTGTCAATGGCCTTAACATCTTCTTCTAACCCACCTTTATCATTTTCCTGCCAATATCTGATCGCATCCAGCATTAGGTTTGATATACATATATCTTCCAGTCTAATCATTTGGGCCTCCTTTCTTCGCTGAGTTATAAACGAACCAAGCTACGATGACCAGTGGTAAGAACACTGGAGACAGCATAGCCAATAAAGCTACCGTGTACATTTTAGCCTCGTAAATGGATTTACAGGAGGCGATACCAAGAGGCAACAGGTTGTAGAACTTCTGGACGGTTGTCCAAGAAAAGAGATCATGTTCCCGGCTCCGGGAAGATGATACGGTTAATGAATTTGTTTTCATAACGTTGTGACTTTAGCGTATGGGCAGAAAAAAAGCGGCTGCCATTTCCACTCGCTAAAGTCACAACGTTACGTTCCCGAAGGTACGAAAATTGTAGGAAAGGCAACCGCCAATATTTTTATACAACAAAGTAAGGCATAAAAAAGCCCTGACTATCAAAAATATGTCCGAGCAATAACCGATGCTCAACGAGAACGACAAACGTTCGTGACTTTAGCTGATGCAAATATGGTAAAAGTTTTTGAGATGGCAATGCTAATTAAAAGAAATCTACCAATCTTCCTCCTCTGTTTTTAGCTGAGACACTCCATTGAATATGTTATTTTCAATCTGATATAGCCTATATAGCTGTTCTAGTAGGACTTGTGTTCTTACATTTATGTAATGGGCATCTGTTCGTTTACTTTTAGTAAGTCCTAGTCCATCGGAAACAAACGATGTTAAATAAAAATCCCTAGTCAAGTAAGTTTCTATAGGGGCTTCGGCTTCATTTAAATCTCCTTTCTCTACATAAATATCATATAAATCTATTTTGTACCTATTATCTCGTACTTGGATTTTCAATGTAAAATGTATCGGTACACTTCCTACATATTTACCCATTAACCCCATACTGAAAATTAAATAACCTTCAGTCATACCTTTGCAAACAAGGATACCTGTTTCTTTATCTTGCATTTGCAAAATATTTTTAGCACTAACGAAAACATCAACCAATGATTGATAGATATTGTCGTATAGTGTTCCTTTACCAAGCCCTTCAACTTGTCTGACGTAAGAAATAGTAAAACTTCCATCATCATTAAAAGGTACTGAAGACAATATTTCAATCATATCTTCCTTTTTTAATTTGGGTAACTTCTTATCTTCTATCTTCCTTTTTTCAAAGTTTGAATATTTTTGGTAGATAAATTCTTTAAATTCTTCTTGCGACATAGGATTTCTTACAATTTCGAAATCTTGTGCAAAAGCGTTTGTGCTAAGTAGTGTAACAAATAAGATACAGATTAGGTGTTTCATGTTTAATTTTGTATTGATTATTATGGATCGCAAGTAGGGAAAAGTTTTTGATATGGCAAAGAAACCAAGTATCTTTGTGGAAAAGAATTGCGATATGAATACAACAGATTACGATATCTATAAAATCAGACAAGAGCAGCTGTCGTTAAGCCGTCGTATCACTCGCATAGAAAATATGATACACGCAATCAGACCTACTCGATTAATCTACGTATTAGGTTTCCTATCGGGTTTCCTGCTAAACTATCTACTACGGCACCTGTTATAGCGGCCAAGACCCACCAAGCGAATTTAAACAAGGAGACCCAGCCGTTAGCCACGTCAAGTTTTAATTTTTTATCTTCCAGTTCTTCTTTATCTGCTGACTTTTGCAGATGTTTTTTCAATCCAATAGTAGCAATACTTTCTCCTTCATTGGTTAGTATCAGCCAATATTCATCCTTTCCCATATATTCGATCGCATGATACCGCTTCATCAGCGTCTCCTTCATATACTCATAATCCATCGTGTGATTATCATAGTCCGGAAGGCCATTATAAAATTGGTCTATATTACAGCGACCAGCATTTTGTTTCACCGTGGCAAGTATCTTATCCGCTATCTCGTATTGTTTTTCTGTAAACATTATCAAAAGAGAATAGCCTGTATTTCTGAGGGTGCATCCTCATACTTTACAGGCCATTAAAAAACCAATTGGCATATCTTTTCCGAAGGTCACCGCATGCACTCGGTTCTACTCGGTTTCTAATCTTTTCGTAAAGATGGGGAAAGTTTTTGGTAACACAATGCTTTCCACGTATTTTTGTGGAAAATGTTATTCCTATGAAATCAATAATCAATTATTTTCGCAAACGTAAAGAGGAACGTCTTCGTGAACGTTGTGTTAAGTATGCCATTAAAGCCCACGAAGGACGGGATAAAGGTTTTACTGTCAGCGATTCAGCCCAAGACATTGAATTGTATATAAAAGACGGTATGACATCCCAAGGAAAAAGGCATCAATAAGGTTTCTTATAAGGCAAAACAACAGGTAACTTGAACCTTATTCGGTTCGCCTCATTTCCATTGCTTCCTTCTTTGGTTGAAGCGCCTATACCTACTACACTGGCTAATACACCGATCTTTCCGCTATTTTCCTTTATTTCAGAGGTGCTGACTTGTAGATTGTAAGCCCTCGATATATTTGATATCTAATCTTTTTGTAAAGAAGATGAAATATTTTAAGAAAGTGAGATTTTATCCATTGAAGAATTTCTCATTTCCCAATAAATTATCTTTAGATATTTTAATATTGGGTGAGAAAATCATTAATTCTTTTCCTTTCCCAACTTTTGCGGCACTATAATTTAAGTCAAAGGGACGAGTCCGATAATGAGAATATAGTTTTGCGATAAAAGGGACAAAATCATAAGAAACAACCCATTTTTGATCTTGTATAGAGCTTATTTCATTGGCTATTTCTTGGTGATCGTTGTCTGTATAGTAATTCATATATAGACCTTTACCTTTTATGTAATAGGGTGGATCAAAATAAAATAATGTTTTTTCGTTAAGTTGGATCTTTAATTGTTTCACAAGTTCAACCGCATCTATACCATATAATTGAATTTGATTTACATATTGTGCGATACGTTGTATTCTACTGATTAGGGTTGGCTTGGTATAACGAGCGTCAATAAGAAAACGTCCTGTTTGTTCCATACCTCCAATTATTCCACCATTGAGTATCCCTGAGCGATTTGTTCGGTTTAAATAAAATGTGGAGAAACCTAACTCTAACAGATCTACATTTACTTTTTGTCGTTGAATTTCTTTTTGTCGTAGCCAATGCTCAATGTTGACAGGGGTGTCATTTATCAATCTGCATAAATCTTCAGTCTGGTATAACACGGAGTGCCAAAAAGCATATAAAGATCTATCTCTGTCGTTAATGATGATATGACTTGCAAGCCCATTGAATAGTAAAGACAAGGCAACAGACCCTCCTCCTACATAAGGTTCTACATAGGTACCTCCATCTAAATTATTGTCGATAAATAATTTAGAAAAGTAGTTTGCCACCTTGCCTTTACCACCGGGGTATCTTAATGGAGAATAAAATCGATCAGGCATCATCTTTTTCTATATTATTCCACAAAGTTACCATAAATTCTTGGATATTGTCCCATGTGGTTAATAGAGTTTCGGTTGAGGGTGAAAATTGATTATTATGTAAATAGGCTTGAATCGTATCTATACCCCAAATGCTATTTTGATCTTTAGTTATGGTTTTGATGCCTTTGCTTAAAGTGTCATCAATATATTTCTTTTTGGCCATGAAATCGGTGACTTTACTTACTTTCTGATAAAGGGTAGCTCCTGATTTTGAGGCTGATACTTTATCTTCTGGAAGTAACCCTTTTTTTTCTAAAAATGTATCCACGCTTAACTCGATGAAAACACGAAGAGCTATAGATGAACAAATCGTAAATGAGTTGATATCCAAACGTTGTAGTTCGTAATAGAGTTTGGCGACCTTTACATTTGTTATATTGATCAAACATGATCTAGGGATTAAGGTTTTACGTTTAATAATCGATTCTATGTTTGAGAATCCTTTCTTATCGCTTCCTTTTGTATTATTAGAAGGAAATGCATTCTTTTCTTCTGGTATTTCAATGGTAGGATCAACAAGTAACCACTCTTTCTCTACTTTTTGATTTAAATCCGGTAAACTATTTGTTTTATAGCCATTAATATAATCTGCACGTAGCTTTGAGGTATAGATCTTTCCTACTATGAAGTCTGGTTTTGTAATGTCATTAATAATGAGACTTAATCCTTTAACAATTTCAGATTCTTCTATATTGGATTTCAGCTTACTGTTTTCGAATCTGAGGCCAAGCTTTTCTCTTACAAAACGATCACTTAGTAAACGTTGTAAATTTGTGACTTTTAAGCCTGATAATAGATTCAATGTACTATCTTCGGTATAAGGAGAACTTTTTAAGAAATCTAGGGCTTGAATTTCAATGGGAGGCATTTTCCCATATTTCATATCGAAACGTTTTATTTGTTCAGAATTCCAGTTAACGATACCAATACCTTTTTGCTCTCCTGTATGCTCTAATTTTACCCATTTATCTGCTTCTGTTATATTGTCAAACACAAAACATTGTATTTTGGTGATAGGTGAGTTTTTAAATTGAATATTTAGTTTGATAAAGCCTTTTTTTAATTGAGGAAAAAGTTTTGAATCAATTAAATTAGGACGGGTCATTAGCTTTATAGCTGTTGTTCGACGGTTTCCTTCCTTTACTAGAAACTTATCGCCAAAAGAAACCACATAAAATGGTTTTGGGGATAGTCCGTTATCTAATATGTGTTGAGCAATCCTATAAATTTTGCTCCCCATTTTAGCTAGCATAACATTTACTGCTTCTTTTTCATTTGAAGAAGGTTCAAAACGATCATTATCCTTGTTGATCAATAATTTTGATAGTGGAATAACTTTGTATGGCATAGGTAAAAGGCGAATCCCTATATAGTGCGCCCACCGGAAACATAACCGGAACAGGATTGCTTACCTGTTACACTGTATAGGGATTCATATAGTGTTTTTTATTGGGCATGTAAATGTGATAATATTTTTTGAATAAACAAAGAAAGAGCCTTAAATAATTTCTGCTTCTTTCTTCAGAAGACATCTCTGATAAAGTATGTTGCATTTTTTCATCAAAGCCTTTTTTCTCTACCTCTGTTTTTAATGAATGGTACTCTGCTATTAAAATATTTAATTTTTCTTCCGCATTCATACTTATATCACTGTTTTTATACTTGTCCGACATATCCGATCGCATTGTATTGTTTTCGTAAGTATCATACCAAGTTCAATTTAGTAATCCGGCGGCTGATGTCTTTCAGCGCCATATCCAGAATAGCCAGTTCCTCCTGTGTGAATTTGCAAATTTTACCGTGCACGCTATTCCCGTTTAATCGTTGGTAGAACCAAGAGGATGATTTCCCGAAATAATCTTTGGCTAGATTAGAGACGGACAGGTATGGTAAAACGGGACTCAGTCGCTCACGAATAGTTAGCTGCTCCTTGATGTCCGTGATCTCTTTATGGATGTTTTCAAAGTCATTTTGCACACCTGCGGTAAGCAGTTCGGTTTCCTTTTCATCCATGCTATCCAACAGATCGGTAATTTGTCGGTCTATGGTAGGGCGGTCATTCTCCGGGGACTTTTTCCAAAGTTCCTTTAGTTCAAAAAAACGCTTTACTTTATCCATATTATTCTGTTTTTTGAGTTACACATGAAAGGGAAACTCCCCCTCTGGCCTGGAGGGGGAGAACCTTTCTGGTCAATAATACTTTCCAAGTTCCTTAAGTTCTTTCTCAAGTCTCTTGATCTCTTTATCAACCACCGCTTTCATGAATTTGCTTCTCGAAGTCAGTTCATGATACTTGCGGAGATAAAAAAGGAGATCTTTTTCTGCCTCTTCTATCCGGGCTTTTAGCCCATCGTCACTATGCATAGAGCTCTTGTCTTAATGACATCACAAAGATAATAAATATATTATCAATGGCAAACGTTTGGTAATATTTTTATTATCATAGTATCTGGATTGGAGATAATAACAAAACCGCTCCACCTTCACAGGCAAAGCGGCTGTCCATTACTAATCTAAAAATCTAATACCATGAAAAACACCTATTACTACATATCTTGTTTCTTTTTCTCCTCTTTTTCGATCGCTACTTCTAGGGTATAGAGAGCGTCGTATAAAAGGGATTGTTTTACCTGTTCTTTCTTGGTCACGTCTCCGCTGGCCATCTCATCCACGATGCGTTGTTGCGTGTCGAATATATCCAAAGGGGCTTCATTCCCTCCGGAGGAGAATACCCGGGAGAACTTTGCTTGTATGAAATTCATGCTACCTAGGTAGTACCAGAACATGACTGTCTTTACGATCGGCTCTACATTCCGGAACCAAGCCGGATCACCGTCCTCACGTATGGTGAATGAGCCGTCTTTCCAGATTATGGATAGGAAGTTATCCAATGCCTCGAAGAAATCCTGTCTCATCCGCTGTTGCCAAGTCTGTAGCATGATGAACTGTCCGTAGCTGATATTGGTCAGGCCGTCTTCCGGGCCGTATAACTCGATATCTTTGCCTTTGTAGACGGGGAATGGGTTACGGGTTAAGCGGATATCCAGCTCGATTCCCTTCTCTGTCTCTTGGAATAAGAAATCAAAGATGGTGCTCAACGCCGCCAGTTGCTCGGCCGTGATCCATATACGATCTTTGGGAAGGGAAACGGCGTAACCGGTTCCATTGGCTTTCTGGTATCGCCGGATTCTCGCGGACAGGCAAAACAATAGCATCTTGACCTTGGCTTCTTGGGCCGTACTTTTCGAGTTCAAAATATTGGCGAGAAAGCAAAGCTGTTCCGCTGTCATCTCATCCCATGTGCCGGGCACGAGGTAATCGATATCTTTGATCGTTATTTTTCTCATAATACGAAAATATGTTTGTCCTTGGAATTAAAGTCGTTCTTGATAGGAGCGGGGAGGCCTAGTTCCGGGGCGTAAACTTTCATGTAATCCTCGATTACCGCTTCTAACGACGTTACCTGCTCGGCGTAGAAATTACCGTTGTCCGTGGGATCGGAATACAGCGGATAGATCACGGGTTTAAACTCCAGCTGGCCGGCCGCCGTACGTTGTACCCGGGTGGTTTGGCTGGTATGGAGCTTGGCTACGTACATGGCGAGCCATACCCGGATATAATCAATCAGCTTGATCCGGAGCGGATCATCCACGCCGGTTCTTAAGGTGTCTTTTAAGCTCTTGTCAAGAGTGGTCCCGATCCAGCGGCATAGCTTCATCTCCAGTGTATCGAGTAGGGGACGGAACTTTTCGAAGGTCAACCGGGAATAATCGATATTCACCTTACCGTAATCCTGAAACTCCCGGGCGGAATTAAGGTAGTGGTCGTTGGCTTGGTTCTTGTAATAGCGGCTTTCTTTCCATTCCGGATAGTCGTTCTCGTGGCTTCCGAGATGCTCCAGTAGCTTATCCAAGTTATTCCATCCCCGTTCCTGCATGCTCTCTTCCGATCGGGCGATCTTTTGGTCGCTGGCTACGGTGAACTTATCGTTCCGGCCTACCGTATGCCCGCTGTCACCGATCAAGACCCCTAGCTCCGGACTGGCTATCGCCACGGCCAATGGTCCCAGTGTCCGGCTGGCGAGCGTCTTGATCGTAAGGATATCTTCCGTTAACGGCTCTCGATACAGCCGATCGACCAAGGCTTCCCCGAGGTAGGGGACGATATATCGATCGAAAGCGTCTTGAAGATAAGGCTCCAATATCTCGAACTTAAATGAGGCGTTTACCTTGACGGTATGCCTCAAATCATCTATCGTTTGTAGGAATGGCTGTGTCATGATTATACTTTTTCGTTACCGATACTCTTTTCCGATCCCGTGTTCTTATCGAGTGTCGTTAGCATGATATTGGGTATCACGAACTCGATGTCTTTTCCCCATCCGTTGATCTCCCGGGCTAGGTATAGCGGGAGAACCATCATGTCCCGGAGCGGCTTGAACAGTACTTGGGCGATAATGAATAACTCCCGGGCCTCGGTACCGTTGATGTTCTTCGATTTCCCGGGCGACGCTCCTTTCAAGGACGGATGTACGCCCATCGTGTTACAGATCACGTTTGTCGCTTCCTCCGAGTCCTCGATATACTCACCGCCCTTGATAAATGATTCCAAGGGCTTGATGATGATATCGCTCTCCTCGTATTTATTGATCTGATCATACCGGAAATGGGATACGAAGCTCTTGCCGGCGTTCTCCTCTCCGGAAAGGAAGTCGTTCAGTTGTTGTAGGAAAGCGTTCTTGCGCTCGTTCCGTTTCTTCTTGTCATCCTTGGGGATACCTTCCGAGTCGTAAAGTTTGTCCCAAAATTTCATGTTGATGGAGACGTGATATTTCAAGACCATCTGGTTTTTCAGCAACGCCTTCTTGAATTTCGGGATGGCGCAACTGAACTCGTACCAATCGAGGAAGATGGACCACCAATAAGGGCGGTTGTAATAAAAACGCCCCGGTACCGGCATATTGAGGCTTAACGTATAGCCATTCTCTTCCTCGTCCTTTTTCTCTCCGGTCTCCGGATCGGGTACGAGCCCGGTACGGACCTTGAGATCGTAAAGCGGGCTCCTGCGGTCTAGCAATCTCGTTACGATCACGTCGTCCGGAAATGATTCCTCTCCCCATTGCGAGGAATAACCATGATACTCGATGCGTTTCGTCTTCTCGTCTTGCTCGCTGATCCGGGAAAAGCACATCTCCCGGTGCCAGATCTGGACTACCTTCGGTTTCTCTCCGGCCTTCCGTTTGCCAAAAGCCAGATAGACGAAAGAGTCGGAGAATACGACCAGATCGTTGGCCAGCTCGGACATTACCCGTAAGTAGTTGCTATCCGATATGAACTGGAATATCTCCGGAGCCTCTTCCGGGGTAAGTTCCTCCAGCTCGATCTTTTGGGTCTCCGGATTCTTCACCCTCCGGCAGACCATCAACCCATCGCCGTAGGCCATGTTCGCCTTGAACTCGATATTGCTGCCTACGATCGTGTTGTCGGCGATCTTTTTCATGATCCTTACGGGCAACTTGTCTTGGTGACCGAACGGGACAAACCTGACCTCTTTCTTGACGGAAGATCCTTTGGCCGGGGTAATGACCGTGGCCGTGAATTTTTTATCCTCCAGAAAACCTACGTTCTCGGTCATGACCACCGCCGCTTTCGCTCCGGGGAGGAAAGCGGTGTCACCCATTAGAAATACGTTCTTGCGTCCCATTATGCGTATATTTTTTTACCGTTAATCCGGATGATCATGCAGCGGATGAACTTCCGGGGGAATCGTTCGCCCCGAATCCGGATGTTTACCGTACTTCCCTTGGCGTGGATCGAGCTGAAGTAGGCTACCTCATAATCCTCGATCGAGCCGGGAGAACCATTTCCCTCCCGGCTTTCATTCAACCGCACATACGAGAACGAGAACATCTTGTATCGTCCCCGGTCATCCTTTTGCTGCATGACAGCCCAGACATCACTTTGTTTTATCCTTTTTTCCATATCTCCATCTTAAAAAGATTACCAAGGCCAAAACCATCGTTACGCCGAGCGCCCACCACCCGAGGGCGTTCTTGCCGACATCGGAGTTGAGCTCGGTATCTCCGGATCGCTCTTCCTCATGGCTGGCTTCCGACTGGGCGAAAACGCTCTCGTTCTCCTCTTTCTTTTGGCTTTTCGCTTCTTCTTTTCGCTCGTTCTCATGTTCCTCGCCTTCGAGTGTCGTTTCCGCCTTGACCGGGTATCGACCGTTTTCGTCCGGCTGCCGCTCAAGGTCGAATTCCCTTCGTATGATCCGGATGTTTCTCCACCGATCTCGCACGGTGTTGGAACTGGCAAGCCGTACATCCATAGAGGTATCCAAGCTCTCCAATACCTGTCGCTCTTGATCTCTGTAATGGCTATGATCAGAAGCGCTACGACGCACGGAGCAGCTAGCGCAAAGAGCCACCATTCCGGCCAAGACACACAATCTCTTATAAAGTCCATATTCCATGATTCGCTATCCAAAAGGGAGTTCGCATAAACAATACCACTCTCACATCAGTTCCCAACCAGCCTCGATATCTTCCATAGGGATACGCTCGCCGTTCTCCATGTAGCACATGGCATCCACTAGGGCGCACATCGTTCCCTTGTCCGACAGGTCTAGCCGGCAACAGTCCGGCATTTGCATCTCCCGGCATACCCATCGTACGTAAGCCGCCGTGTCATTCTCATCGCGGGGTGCCCATCGTTCTATCAGTTCCTTTATGGAATGTAGGTTATACGATCGCTGGTATTTTAGCAAGAGCTTCATCATGGCCCGTACCCCATGCGGTATATCCTCGAATTCCTCGAAAGCGTTGTCCTTTTTATCGGCTTTCGATACTTCTCCGGCCCAGTCGTTCCGCTCCGAGTTCCGGATATTACCGGGGTTGTTGTTTCGGATTCCCCTTGGTGTCGTTGTCATTTTTACAATCCTCCTTATCTAATTGGTTACTAATATTCTTTCCTAGCTTAGACTCGATCTCTCCTTTGAGCTGTAGTTTAAGCAGCTTTGGAAACATCATGTTCGGCCAGATAATCAATGCGCTACCCAGCATGCTCCACAGCTCGCACACACAGGCTAGGGTACATCCGGCCTTGGTGATTATGGCGTTATCTTGAGTGAATATCCGTTCCGTAACGAATACCACGAGCATGAAACCGAAATAGACGATCACCTTGGCGGGGGTATCTCTTCCGCTTTGTGATAGGAAGAATTTACCTTGCTTCTTTGCCGAGAACATCCCGAATAGCAAGTCGGCCGTAATAGCCACGCCCATAGCGGCGAAAGCGTATTTCACGGGCGAGATAAAATTCAATAAGAATATCATTCCGCTTATTATCCAGCCCCAAGAATGGTTCAATACCATCTGGAGCTTAATCAAGATCCTCTCTACGATCGGGCTAAATACCTGTGATATCATCTCCAAACATTTTTCACAAAGATGCTCGTAATCATACCTTCGGAAAAGGACATGAAAAAGCCCCGCAAGGATTTCTCCGGGCGGGGCTTGATTGATGTGTTATTCTTTTGGCAATAGTAGGCGAAGTAGTTCTTCTAGCCGCATGGCGGCACGTATTTGTTCTTGCTTGCTGTATTGATTGTTTACGTCGATTACGATGTCGAGTAGGCGGAGGGCTTCTTGGAGTTTCATTTCGGTTCCTCCTTTCCTTCAAACAAACATAATCTTTTTTTCAGAAAACTTAGAGCCGCGATAAGCGACAGTGATTCTTTTTCAGTAAGTACACCCGGGGCATCATGCTCGCATGCGATGAAAGTGATAGCATCATCAATGGCCTTAACATCTTCTTCTAACCCACCTTTATCATTTTCCTGCCAATATCTGATCGCATCCAGCATCCGGTTTGATATACGTATATCTTCCAATCTCATCATTTTTGACCTCCTTTCTTCGCTGAGTTATAAACGAACCAAGCTACGATGACCAGCGGTAAGAACGCCGGAGATAGCATGGCTAATAAGGCTACTGTGTACATTTTAGCCTCGTAAATGGATTCACAGGAGGCGATACCAAGAGGTAAGAGGTTGTAGACCTTTTGGGCGGTAGCCCAAGAAAGGAAACTCGTTTCGTGAGTGGACGTTGATTGTAGGGTACTATTATTCCCCGGCAAACAAATGTTTTCGTGTTTGAGCATAACTAACATTGTTTGTTTGGGGCAGGAAAAACAAAAAACGGTCTCGCCTGTCCCTTTGCTCTACACCACGAAAGGCAGTTATGGCCATTAAGCCATATCAAGGGGGTACGAAACCGTTGTATTATATATACGTACTAGTATGGACACAAAAAATGCCGATACAAATATGTTCGGCGGTCACCCGCCTTTCGTGAAATAGAGCACTGCAAATATGGTGAAAGTTTTTGGGATGGCAATGAAATAAAGGTTATTTATGTGTGTTTTTTTTTAGAAGGACAGACCTCATGATTTTGATCGACCCATAATATTTGAAGATAATTTTGCTTACGGATACCAAATATCCTGAGGGTACCGTCAAGTCGTAAAGAGAATAAACTATCTATATCATCTATTTTTAACTCAGATAATCTTTGTTGCGCCTCTTTGGATAGTAGCTCTATTTTAATCTCATGATGTTTAGAACCACCTTCTCCTCCTTTTGTTTCTTGTTCAATCTCATTCCATGTCTTTTTTTCAAAATCTCTAAGTTTCGGGTAAATTTCATCCATGAAAAAAGATCTAGAAATATCAATACTTATTTGATGCACTATTTCAGAAGGTATTTGTCCATTAAAATCGTCTTTTAATTTTTTGTAAAAATCAGAGAATGATATTGGCTTTTTATTAGATATATGATCTAATGATGTATATAGATCGTTATCTCCGTGTTTACACAATAATTCCATTAAACTGCTTGAGATAGAAAAAGAAATATTTCCCAATGCGGAATCTTTACCCCACTTTTCATTATTAAAATCGAATAGCCCAATTTGCCAACAGGCATTTAGATCTTTATAATTGAGAGGGATAGATTTTGCCTTTTTTTCCTTTTTAATGCTGGGATTAAATGCTGTTTTAGGTGTTTTTGCCATCAAGATAAAGAACTGTAATATTCTGCAATTGAATCGTTAGTTATTATCGTATTTCCCCGTTCCATAGAGGTATAACCTTTACGGGCATTTTTCCATGGAGCTTCCGTGTGAGTTAAATCTATTAGCCATTGTGCAGGTTTGTCTCCATAAAATTTCAATACGTTATCTATAGTATCTTTTTGGTCTATAGAAAGTTTATTTTCGTTTCCTATAGTCATGTTATCATATGATATGCTATACCGACCTTTATGAAAGTTGAAAAAATCACGAACGACAGGACCATTAGCCCATGCCTCTATTGGTTCAGGAAATAAGGATTTTTCGTCCCAAACTAAAGACCAAGCTTGACAATAATAGAGTAACTTATGAAGTTTCATAGTTGAACATTCTTTTATTTGTTTTAAAATATATGTTGCAACATCATATACAGAAACATCATTGGGGATAGCTTTAGGTTTTATATCCATCTTATCTTTATCTGTATATGTGGCCTTATTTTTTGAAGGTACAGAGGAGTTTTGTCCTGTTCCACTATTGTTTTTTTCTGTCCATGTGTCAGTGGCAAATGAATTTGTATATTGAATATTTTCTTGTTTAGTCATAGCTTAAATTGTTATATCTGTAAAATTATATACATCTTTAAGGATTGATATCATATCTTTTCTTTTGTGCAATAAAATATCATCATCATCTCCTAATATAGAGGAGACTTCTATCATTGACTTTATATTGTAATTGAAGTTAAAGTCTAGTGTAACTTCTTGAGTGTTTTCATCTCGTTGTAATGTTAAATTCAAAAAACAATTATCACTTACTTTTACACACCTTAAAGTACTTTGCATTTGCAATGGCATCCCTTTCACGGCTAATAGCTCTATATCAGAGTCTTTGAAATCAATTTTGCCACTTGCCTCTGTTGTGGAGCAGTAGAATGTGCTATTTACTCCAAAGGAAAAAACAGGTGTATGAGGTAATAGTCTTACAATTTCTCTGACTATAGCGGTCGCTTTCCTTATAATAGGTTCTGACTTATTTATCACACTCAGTTCAAAACGATCTTTTACAATAGATACTGTTAAATCTTTTGTCACGAATTTCAAAGAAGCATCCATGTTGACGGGTATTTGTATCTGTATGCTTTCTTCATTTGGTAACAAATAATTCTTTACCCAATCCTGAGTGAGGATATATTTATTCCACGAACCGAGGATTACAAAATGAGATATATTTTCTTTTTCTTTCATGGCTTTATTTTTTAGCAAGCATTTAATCTAATAACAAATTAGTCTTGTGCAAAGATATTCATATATATCAAACAATCAATAAAAGTTCTCAAATAATAATTTTTGTGTGTTATAACTAGATGTTTCCATACATAGCTGTATAAGGATGCACTATTTTAAACACTATATAATATCGATTTTTCACCTTTGCCCCCGTGATCACGACACAACTATCTATTATTCACTTCAAAACAATCAACAAACAATGGCTACAACTTACAAATTAGTGCAGCGACGGGACATGCACAAGGGAGCGACTGAAGGCGATAAGCTTTATTACGCACAGGCGAAATCTACGGGTACTAGTGATATGGAGCGTTTTTGCTCCATGATTGGCGAGCGTTCTTGCGTATCTAGCGCAGACGTGAAAGCGGTGCTGGACTCGCTTATCTACGTGATGAAGCTGGAGATGTCGGACGGCAAGATCGTACAGCTGGGTGAGTTCGGTAATTTCCGTATCACGTTCGGTAGTGAGGGGACGAAGGTGGAGAAGGATTTCAACGCTACTAAGATTCGTCGTCCTAAGTATACCTTCTCTCCGGGTAAGGCGCTTCGCTCGCAAGCGAAAGTATTGCGATTCGAGAAGGTAAGCGTGGAAAAAGGCGAAGGAGGAAACGACTCCGAGAGTCCGGACGAGATCTAGGCTAAAAGTACGCATCGTTTGAGGGAGAAGGGCGCATCGTTTTGGAAAAGAGGGTGCGTCCTTTTTTTATGAGGTTAGTATTCAGTATATTTGATAATTTATAAATAGAGAAGGATGGACAATGAGAATTTTAAGATAAGGGCTTACGGATTGCAGGAGCTAGGCATTCAATATTTCCCGAATAGTGCACCAGCTTCGGCCTCGATCCAGCTAAAGAGATGGATTAATCTAAACAAGGCGTTACTTTATGAGATTACCGAAGCCGGGTATCATTCCGGGCAACGCTTACTCACGCCACGGCAAGTACAAATCATAACAGCGCATTTAGGGCCTCCATAACAGGGGCTCTTTTTTTGTCCCCGCATATTTCGCAACGGTTTCTCATTGTTGAAATGTTAATTTATTGATACTTAATAGTTGCGCACCTCTCAAGTAGCGTTTTTTTCTCAAAGCGTGCGAAAGCACCCCGCAGCGCCCTACAAAAAAAATGCGGGCGCAAGTTCAATTTTTCACCTTATCTGCTGCCTCCCTTAGACAGATCACGCATGAAATGCGTCTACCGATTTTTAATGAAGGAAGATGATTCCGGATTCCGCGTACGCAAGTTCGGGCATAAAGAAATTCGCACCGACAAACAATGTGTCCCATGCGTCGGTAATGTGTGTCTTGTACTCATCCGGGTTATCGGGGCTGTCTTCTGTAGCTTCCGGCGATTTGTCTTTCTCGAATCCGTTCTTGCCTACTTTCACCGCTGTTTGCTCCATGGCGAGTTTGAGGAACTCGTTGTTGTATTTATTGAAAACAGGATAAAGGAGTGCCGGATCATGCTTTAAGGCCCGGTCTATTTGCTCGTGCCTCCAGTCGTGGCGGCTTACCTGTCCGATATAGATATCGGTGATATCCCAGCCATATTCCTTGAAGATCCGGATGATGGTATCTTGATAAGACTCGGCGTTATTGCCGGTAGTCCACGTGAAGGTCTGGTCATAAAAGAAGATGATATCACGTTTGAGCTTGTATTTGTAGTATTCGCAAACCTGACGAGCCAATTCATCCAGCTTATCGGGGGTCTTGACAAAGAAGCTCTTTAGGGTACGTAATTGATGGCCTTGTACCTGTCCGATACATGCGGTATTGATTGCGGAGTTACTATCGAAACCGATTAGCAATGGAGCGTCCATATCCAGATCCCCATCGGCTAGGCATCCGGCCAGTTGCAGCCGGTTCCAGTCCGCTCCCATGCTACCCATGTAGCGAGTATCGCCGGGGGTATAGAAATGGTAATCGTTCAAGGCCGAATAGAAGCCATTAGCGACACGGAACAGGCGTTCGTTCATGAATGCGGTACGCCATATAAGGGAAGGGACGTTGCGGTACATTTGCCAAATGTAATCCTTGCCTACGACTTCCATGTTATCGAAAATATCATACTCTCCGTAATATACCGTGTACTCCCGGGTCTTGCCACGCATAGGTTTGACAGGCGCTTGATACTTACGGGCCAACATCAAGTCATGGCGTAATTCTTTATATTTGCGTTGGGTGTATGGTGTTTGTTCCGGAAGGCGCTCGGTTAATTTCATTTCCCGGTATAGGTTCCGGATCAAGTTGATATGAACCGGATTCATGTCGTTGATCTTATCCAATATCCAACGTCCGGCTTTTAAGGTTGGCATATCCGTGGAATAGAGAACGGAATGATGCCAAGGGCATTGGTTGAAATCTTGCAAATTTCCCCGATTGGCGGGATCAACCTCGGATTTTATCTTATCATAGTCTAGGAATTTCGCCTCCGGACCGATTACCCAATCTAAGGACATGGAGTTCGCTGACATCCCTTGACTGAAGGAGAGTACGACCAATACGGTGCCATTCCAGAAATGAATGCAATTGCCCCATGCGGTCTGAAGCGGCGGGCGCTTGGGCTTTCCGAAATTGGCGGACAGGGGTGCCTTGCGGCCAACAAAGAAATGAATGCCCTCGATATAGCCCCATTCGGCGAGAGCGTGGATAATCGCCGGTAGCGTATTACCCCAAGCCTTGGCATAGGATGGAGAGATTAAAGCCCCGGTAGAACCCGGCATGGACCAAACATTCCGGATGATGAAGCGTGCGTCCAAACCCTCGGATTTACCGGTACCACGGCTACACACCCAATACTCGTCGTGGGCGGCGATCGCCATTCCCATGCGTTGCATCTTATTGAAAAACTTGCGTTGCGCCTCTTTCGCTTTACGGGTGAAAGGTTCAGTCATCAGTGCCATAGTCGTCTGTAATGGGTTCAATATCTACGATATCATGATCTTGCTTGAACAATGCCCGGAATGATTTCCTTTCTTCTTCAAGATTAGGGATAGGCTTGAAATCATCTCCCATTAACGTGACATCATCGGATGGCTCAAAGCGGGGTGGTTCCCAAGCGCTTCGATCGATGTCATCGTCTTCTTTATCGGAGCGGGTGTATTTACCGATCTTGTCCGCGTTGGCGGCGATACCTTTGGGGTCTTTGGCTTCCCGGGCGATGCGGATACCTTCCTTGGCGGCCTCGATCACCATGTAACGATACCAGTTCTTGCCGGCTAACTGTACATTTCCTACGAGCCTCCGGATAGCGGCCAAATCACGGTAAGCGGTGGCTTGTGATACGGGCTCACAACTACCGTCGCAACCGGCCATTAGGAAAGCGATCAGGTCTTTGTCGGCTGTCATGGGGTCTTCCAATAACTTGGAAACACATAACATCCAGCGATCTTTTTGCATAAGCTCCCGGCAGGAGAGAAGGCTTGCCGCTTCTTCATGCCCTTTGAAAAGTACCGTGGCTATCTTGTCGTATGATGTTAGTTCCTTGTTCATTCTTTCTAAAGAGGTTATGATAAAGGGGAACAGCCAATACCTTATGGATTGTCTATTCCCCTTCATTATGGAAGCAAGATTTATTTCAAGTTATCCAGTTCCGCCAGCTCACGTTTGTAATAAGCCAAGCGTTGCTCTGCTTTTTGCCGGAGGTTAAGCTTCCCGTTTTTCTCATGTTGGGCGATAGAGGTTTCCGTGCGCCGGATATTCTCCCTCAGTCGTTCGATCCGGTTGGCGATCTGCATACCTTTCAACAATTGATCGGCCGGGAGTTCCTCGGTTTTTTGAACCTCGGTTTTTAACTGGATCTGCTTACCCTCGGCCCAAGCGTCGATCTGGTCCCATAGCTTGGCACGGCGGGTCCAAAGCTCATGCACCTGATCGGCGATCGGCTTGCGTTGCTCCGGAGTAAGGGCCTCGTTCTGCATCTCCGTGAATAAGGCGGCGTACAAGGGGGTGATCTGGCGGACCTCGTCGAAGATCGTACGGATGTTATCCGGAAGGGAGGAGTACGTGGCGATCTTCGCTCCGGGCCGTAACAGGGCGAATTGATCTTGCAGTTCTTGCAACTCTTCCTGCGCTTCCTCCAGCTCGGCTTGCAATTGATCGATCTCTCCGGATTTATCGTCATTATCTTCCTCCAGCTCGGTGATCTTGTCTTGTAGCTTGAATAGCTCGGATTCTTTCACGAGGATTTCTTTTAAGACTTTATCGCCTTTTTGCTGATCCGCTGTTTTCTCGATCGCCTTTGTTGCCGCGACCGCTGTTTTCAAGAGTATCGAACCCCGTTCGGAGATTGTTATCTGGGGTTGGGCCGACGATAGGCGCGCTACGGTTGTCAACTTATTCACCAATACGGTGAAATGGGAATCGAACTGCGGAACCTCCTTTACCTCGCTAAAGAAAGCGATATACTTCTTTCTCATCTCCTCCGGAGCTAGAGCTTGAAAAAGCGCTAGACCGTCCGCGTATTTACGCTTACGGTCCGCTAACCAGTATTGTAATGTTATCATTTAAGAACCTCCTTCCGGTGGAGTAGGAGCTACCCCGGTGAATAATGCGTCTATATCGATAGGCGTTCCCATGATAATCATAGGGGCGGGGCTATCGGCCTCGAAAGTGAAGGACCAACCTCTTTTGTCGGCCGCCGCCTTGCCGCCGTCGAAAGAGGCGGTAACCGTACAAGGATAGCCGGGCTGTCCGATAAGCTGCTGGCTCTCGTTGTCCTCGATGATCAAATAGCCGGGCGTATTGCAGATCTGCCGGGCGAAAGCGGCGGCTTCCACTTTCTTGCCGGGGTGGAAGAACTCGCCGCTGATCTTGTAACTTTTACAATCTGTCTCGCCTTGAGACTCCGCTTTGTATCCTACAGTTGCCCGTGTCGCGTAAATAGGTGTCGGTTTACCTCCCGACTCTAAAAAGGTAAAAGCTCCTGTCGCCGTCACGAAATCGGCTGTGGCCTTGGCCTCTTTGGGGAGCGTGGGGACGACAGAGACTGAGGTTTCCGGAATAAAGGCGATACGACCTTTATAACCCCCCATATTGTCCGCTCCAGCTGGCCATAAAACAGGGCCAAACGAGGCGCACATCACATAATCCGCCGGAACGTCCGCCCCCATGAAGAGGACGGATAGCACCGCTAGCAGAAACAATACGGACAAAACTTTTCTGAAATCTTTCATCGTTTTATTTATTTACTGGTTTTACGATTTGGTATAAGTACCGGAAGCGGTGAAGTCCTCTCCATCGGCTACCGTGACTTTCACGTCTGCCGGCTTGGTATAACCGGCGATATCCTTGAAGGATACGGTTTGCTCACCTTTGGGTATGCCTAAAAGGGTAGCTCCGCTTCTCATCCACTCGCCGTTCTCGCCCACCTTCCAAGCGGCACCGGCTTCTATGGCCTCGTCGCTCTCGATCGTGACGGTCAGGGCGGCACCGGTTACGTAGTCGCCCGCTAAATCAACGCCCTCATTGGTGAACTCGTTAATCTGGAATACCTTCGGATGGATATCCTGAAAGCGGGTACCGTACCCGGCTTGTAGCCAGAACTGAACCTCGTTCGGGTCCTCGAAGATATCGCGGATCTGGACGAACCGGGTCGCCTTCTTCGTATTCACGCCAAAATCCAGCATTCCGGGACGGATTAAGATCAAGGCCTGTCCTGTTCCGTATGCCTCATGGGTGACAGGTTCCAGTCCCGGGAACTTGGCGTCGTCCTTGACCGCCTTCCAAAACTCCTCGGTGGATGGGCGGGCGAACGCTTTTGTCTTTTGCCGGTAAGCCTCCTTACAGATCAACTCGATCTCGTTGGCATAATACAGGATCGCTTTACGGCGTAAGAAAGGATGTGCCGCACGTAAGAAGTTGACCAGACGATCGTAATCATCTACACCGTCACCACCGCCAAACGTACCGGTACGTACTAGGTTACGATTCGCCATGGTGATATCCTTCGTTGTCTTGAAATGATCGATCCAAGGGAAAAATCCGGTGAAAGAACTCATCGGGCTATACACATTGTCGTTTCTCTCGGCGAAGAAAGCGGAGAAAGTGATATCCTCCGAATGGCTGATGATGTGATTATCCACCACGAATTTCTCCATGGGGTGTTTCTTTACCGTATGGTCCACCTTCTCTCCGGCGTTGGAGAGAATACGTTTTTCCGTATAATTTAAGATGTTATCCTTCAAACGAGAAACGGTAAGTTCCGGTTTGATGGACATCTCTACCAATTTACCGATCTCATCGGGATACTTAATCTCGGCCCCGGCTTTATATGGGCCGGTGTGTCCGGCTTTGCGGCGAGCGTTCACGATCACGTCCTCATTCTCGATCTCGATCACGTTGAGCTTCATGGCCGCGGCGAACTCCTGAAACGTGAAATAGGGAAGGGTACGCAACACGTTATCGTAATCCTTCGCGTAACGATTCAGTTTCTCAATATCTAAAATGCCTTGTTTTGCCATTGTTCTTAGTGTTTAAAAAATCCTGTTTTCTCAGCCTCGGCCATGATAGCGAGGGTATCATCCTCATGCTTATCGGCGAAATCCTTGATATCTCCGGTCTCTGCGGTCGGCTCTTGCTTTACTTTTGCTTCCGGCTTTTTGCTTGCCGGTGTTCCCTTTAGCTCTGCCACGTCTGATTGAAGTTGCTCAATCAGTGTGTCTTTCTCTTTCAACTTTTCTTGGGCGGTCGATAATTGCTCCTGTAAGTCGGAGGTATTACCGGTGCTCTCGATCGAATCGAGCAGCTGATCCACTGTTACGTCTTCCGCTTTCATGTCCGGGTTATCACCCAGTACCTTATTCAGAAGCTTGTCCCAGTTGTCGGCCGCTTGTTTCATCGCATTGTACGAATCATCTTTCAACCACTTCATAAATCACTATGTATTAAAATAATTAAGAACATTCTCGAAAGTATCTATCTCATCGATCATACCGATGTCCATGGCCTCCGGCGCGAAAAACATCTTACCGGTGGCCCATTTACCTTGATCCTCATTGATCACGCCTACCCGGGCGTTAGCGATACTGGAGATGAAATTCTCGTTATACGTATCGCATACTTTTTTTAGCGGTTCCGTATCTCCCTGCAGAGCCTTGTGAAATTCTTGGTTCTTGTCCGTGGATTTGGAGGCATAGATATCGATCAACTTGATTCCCATCTTGGCATAATACTCGCTGGTATCAACGATCGTCATATAGGTACCCACGCTTCCGATCCGACAGACATTGGAGTTCGCTACGATCTTGTCGCAACAGGAGGCGATGCCATAGGCTGCGGACGCTACGAAATCATTGCAGAAAGCTACGACAGGTTTGTTTCGGCTGTTAATCGCTTCCTGCATGATCCGGCATCCCATTCCCTCGCCTCCGCCGGAATCGATATTCAAGACGATCGCCTTGATATTATTCTCGTTGTAGCATCGGTTTAGGAGATTCGCCTTGGTAAGCATTCCGGATGGACCGCATTCTTGGTCGTATTTCGTGATCGCCCCGTTGATGTTCATTATGGCTACGGAGTTTTTGGGTGCGTCCTCGGGTGGAGACCATCCTCCATACTCGCTGATCTGGTATGCGCCATTTTTTAGGGAGGCGAAAAGCAAGGCGTTATCCTCGGTCGGCTCTTGTTCGGAAGAAGCGTTCCGGGGTTTCCCGAACATCGTTTCCGGCTTGGTAAGAAAAGATGCGATAAGGGGGAAATAATTCGCCGCGAAGTTTTCCTCGACGAACCATACTCCCCCCAGAATGTTGTGTAGATAAAGCATATCTTCCTTTTTGATGGCAAGGATATACTTATATATATGTATGGTAAAGGACTTCGGTCAATCGATCAGTTGAAGTTGCGGAACCAATTGCTTTCCGGATAACGAGATTTTGTATCCCGAGAAACCGCTAGGATCGCTGGGGTGCAACACCTCGAATTTGCATTTTAGGGGAAAACGATCCGATCCGACCACGAATGTATCCCCACTAAAGTGTTTATACTTAAAGATCGCCGTGAGGTGGTTCAATCGTTCGCATTTTTGCCATAGATCGCCGGTCATATATTGACGGGGTATTTGCAAGGAACCAGATACATTATATAGAGTGCCTGATTCACTTTCTTGTGGCTCAACCTTGATAGAGGTTCCATATCTTCCCGGGTGAAGGTTGATCCAGTCTCCGGACTTGAGTCCAACTTTTACTTTGTCTGCCTCTTGAGACACGCTCGCTATTTGCCTCGAGAAAGCGAACCACGCATCGGAGATGCCTCCCATATTGTCTGCCATAACCTTAGTTTTTATTTGTTTATCAATAATATCTGATCGTAATGGATACACTTGGAATTTTATTCCTCCCAAAAGGGACAAATCGATACGCTTGGTCGGAGTGAAAAACACTCGTATTTAACTTTTATTGTACGAACGTTTCTCTTTTTGCTTCCTAGTTCGGTCCCTCCAGCGATAGTAGTTCTTTTTTAGAGCATCCTCGCTGATCCCGTTGATATCGAATTTGCGCATAAAGGAAAAAATACTTTCGATATACTGTATCCCATACATATGCTTGTTATAATCTATCCATTCGTGCAGCTCGGCCCAGAACATCAACTCTATCCGTCGCTCAAGGATTCGCTGCGAGCGTTCGCTAAGATAGTTGTAGTAAGCCGGATCTTTTCCACATCGTCTGTCCGGCAAAGCTATTTCCAGCGTTCCTTGCTCCAAAGGGCAGGAGGCCGGGCGCTTGGATGTCAGATCAAACAGGGTATGATACAAATCTGTCTTGTCCGGAAGGGTTATCACTCCTTCCCGGCAATCATTGAATTTTCCACGCATGTACTCCTCCAAATGCTTTTTTATGCTTATCTTTACTGTCACCATATCGATTTTCTCTCTTCTTATAGGCTTTTTTACTCTATTTTCCCTATGTGTATGTGTTATATTTTGCGACCAACACGTCAACAGACCAACAGGAAATATAAAATATGATGCTAATTTACTATATTTCAATGATATAATCGGTAAAATACTAAGAAACATGCGACCAACCAAAAATAGTGGTTGTTGGTCACCCCTACCAACCGTCAACAGTGCTTCATTTTTCCCCGAATTTAGAATTATTGCCAACAGTGACCAACAAAAAGAAAACGATGACCAACAGGAAACAACAGCCTACTTCTATTTAATTAATATATATATTATTGATTATTATATATTTATCTTATATCTGTTTTGAAATGTTTCATCTTTTGTTGGTCTGTTGGTCTGTTGACCACTTTTTCTATCCTTTATAGGGTTTCAAAACACGCAAAACTTGCTTATTTCTTTTTTTAATTTCAGGGGGTCCGGGGGAAATAGATGAATAAAGATAGAACCGGCTTCCCGGATGTGCTTGTTGTCCATGGCCTCCAATAGCCAAGCTATATCCTAGAAAGTCGGTTCTATGCGATTTTAAAATACTATCAGTCGTTAAAAGCGGAATCCCGGCTCAGTCTCCGGAGTCTGATCGTAGTTTTGTACGTCTCTTTCGAAATCGACATCGAGCAAGTCTCTGAGAATATCGTAATTGAAACAAACTGCCGAGGTATTACTCTCTTTGTTCACCATAATACGTTTCATGCTGTTATCTATGGTGGGTTCTCCCGCCGGGTTTGCTAGAATGTCTCCTTTTGGGACTTCTTTCACCTCTTGCCATCGATAACGAGTGGAACGTACTTTGCCAATATAGGCCTCGTTACTTTCGAAATAGGTATTTAAGGATTGAAGAGAGAACGCCTCACCTTTTAGCTGTTGGGTATACATAGGATAGATATTTGTCATGTTTAGATATAAAACACGGGTATCTATGGGCTCTAGGTTTTTTATTTCCGTATCCCGGCCTTGTTTCTTAATTGTTACCTTTCCCGGTACCTCGATCTTATAGTCTCTACCTTGAACTAGGCTTCCTGTATCGATCAAGAAGTTGAGTATACTGAAGAAGTTGAACATCTTATTTGAGGAACTAATCGATTCTACTTGTTTGATCACTTTCGCTATTGCGATTTCGAAGAACTGTTCTGCGGTAAAAGGTAGTTGCAATGAGGTATGTTCTTCCACTATACGACAAACGGAAACGAACATTGATACCGTCTCGAGTATACGAGAGAGGCCATCCGTGTTTTTAACGGATACCCGTACCTCGTCTTTCAAGGATTTAAAGACCTCGTCGTATACTTTCTTATAATGTTGCAAGATGCTATTTCTGCACGCCAATATCTCAAGGAGGACGCTATGTAGTCCGGATTCCTCGTATCCTTTCAACTCATTGAAGATTTCTTCTTCCAATTCAGACCGATCGTCACGTTTCGGTACCTCGCAAATGATACATCGATTTGCGAGAGAGTTGTCATCCTGTTGGGGGCTTTCTTGGCCCATGATAACAAGAGCTGCGTTCACTTGGCTACTATCGATCTCCTTACTTACCGCATCCTTACGTTTCTGCTTGCCTTCTCCATCATATACAGCGGATTTCAAGGCTTGGAAAATCACAGGGTTTATTTGCGTGTCGTTATACTCTTCGAGCATGATCGGGATATTCCGGTATCTCTCCAGCCAAGAGAACAAAGCGGCGGGGGTTCCGGAGTTTAGGTTGAATGCTGGTGCGTCCGGAGACATCGATAGAGAGCGGATGGAATAACCAATTTGTGATTTTCCGGAACCCGTCGGACCGATAAAGAATAAAGCCGTAAAGGTTCTCCTGACATTGTATATATCGCTACGGAAGGCACTCATGATCGAATATATGATCGCCCACATACCGTTATTGTTTAGCTTGTATACCTCGTTCATCAGTGAGGCCCACTTTTGGAAATTGATAGAACATCCCGCTTTGGGTTCCCGGTACTTGATGAAGCGATCCAGATAGTAGCGATCGCTATCCCGGCGCTCAGATGCGTAAATTTTAGAGAAAGCCGGGATATAATAGTATTGTTTATTGTGTTCCACTAATCCCAAATCTGATACGTATTGGAGTTGTTGTTTTCCATCGATATCATGGACTATAGCGTTACTGAAAGCGAAGAATCCTTCATCATACCAGCCAAACATACGAAGCTCAAAACACTTCTTGAACTTGCCCGCCCAACTATCCATGATCAAATCGAGATGGTTTTGTGTCCCATTGGAGAAATTGATATCACCTTCTTCCCATAAGCGTTTTTTAAAGGATGGGAGTGTGAGCATCTCTGCGCTGATCCACTCCATATAAATCGGATAGGGATAGTTTGCTTGAGTGAGTTCTACGATACGTTTGTTGGCTTGGCTTTCTTTATCGTAAACATGTAATAGTGGCTCAATATAGAAGTTTCCTACTCTCATAAACGATTTTTTACCATTAGCGAATATATATGCTAATTTTCTTCCATTCTTATCGAGATATGGGAAAAACTGATAGGCACGCCATAACCGGTTAATCGCTGGATCAGAGTCTACATAATCCGGGAGTCGGCTAGGATCGAACATGAGTGAGGCTCCATCTACTTGGAGTGCGTCTGAATTAAACCGGGCCTCTGATTTACGGATATCGAGATATGGTTTCAAGACATGTTCCAGAGCTGTTTTGGTGACCCCTAACATCCGGGCATAATCTGTAGTTTGGAAAGCCCGGGTGGTAGCATCCGCGTAGGATATCACTTCAGAGCATCTTTCTAAGGCTATTTTCTTTATATTCTCGGGAGATTCCCGGAATGTACTGTATAATCCGATATAGTATTCATTGAATCCAATCTCTTTCTCTGTGTCTACGAGTTTATAACGTTCTTCACCTTTCTCGTCTACATAACTTTCCCGCTCTCTTTTATATTTGCTCATGGAGACCGTGAAGCCGGTTCTTGTCAAGGAACGTAGAAATGAGAGCTCTTCCGGTTCGATCATGTTTTCTTTTACCTCGAATTTATCCCTGCAACGGATGATGGGAGATAGCCGGCGAAGCTCTTGTACCTCGGACACACCCGGGATACCTGTTATAAGGATGACCGGACAAACTCCCCATCCCTCGGAGAAACGATTGACAGACCAAGTAAGGGTGACTTGTTTGTTCCCGGTTTTTACAAGTTCCTCCGCTTCTTCCACGCCGGTTAATCCCGGTTGGGTAGGTTGGGCTGGCACGCTTTTCTTACCTACGGCTTGTAGCTCGGCAACTAGATTTGTTATCAATTCCCCATCTGCGTTAAATCGTTCGGCGAGGGATACGATATATGCTTGCCTTTGTAATTTATCCGGTACGACGGAGATACTTTGGGCGATAATCCGGAGAACCTCTGTTTTCCGGATCGGATCATCCATCTCGCTTTCGAATGCTTTATAAATAAAGGAGATGAAGTCGGTCTCCTGCTTTTTCAAGAATTTGGCTAGTTTCTCAGTCCCCATCTTGCGGGCGAAACTGTCCGGATCTTCTCCTTCCGGAAGAAGAACGGCACGGACGTTCATGCCCTCGGCCAGCATGATATCCATGTTCCGGACGGAGGCTTTCATGCCGGCTGCGTCTCCATCATAAACAGCGGTGACGTTTCGGGTAAATTTCTTGATGATCCGGACTTGATCTAGTGTAAGGGCGGTACCGCTACCGCAGACCGTATTGGGATAACCGGATTGAACGAAAGAGAGTACGTCAAATTGACCTTCCACCAAATAGCATTTATCGGATTTCGATATCTCTTGGCGAGCTTGGTATATACCGAATAACGTCTTTCCCTTATGAAAAAGGGGAGTCTCCGGAGAGTTTAGATATTTACATTGGGTATCCTTTTCCAAGGAACGGCCCGTGAAACCGATCACTAGTCCTGATAAGGAATAAAACGGGAATGTGATCCTATTTACAAATCGATCGAAAATCTTTCCGTTCTCTTTCCTTGTAATCAAACCGGCCTTCTCCATAGCCGCCATGTCATAACCTTTTTGAGAGCCTAACTCGGTCAATGCGGTAAACATGGATGAAGAGTACCCCGCTCCATATTTAGACAGGATATTCGGGGTGATTCCTCGTGTTTCCAGATATTCAGCGGCCTCTTTCTTCTTGAGGAAAGCCGTAAACGTTTCTTGGGCGAATGTGAGGCAGATTTGTAGGGCCTCCCGCTCTTTCGTTTTCTTCCGTTCATCGTCGGTTAGTTCCCGTTCGGGCACTGTTATGTTGTATTTCGAGGCGACTAGCTTTACCGCCTCGAAGAAAGATATCCCTTCGTGCTCTTTTACGAAGGTTATCACGTTCCCGCCTTTACCACATCCAAAACATTTCCAGATATTCTTAGCGGGGGATACGACTAGGCTTGCGTCCTTGTCCCCATGGAATGGGCAAACTCCCTTGTAATTTACTCCAGCTTTTTTTAGCTTAACATAATCACCTATCACGTCTACTATATTGGCCGTGTTGATGATATTATCGATCACGTCTTGAGGTATCATATTTCATCTTCTTTATTGTCGTTAAATAAATATAGTTGTCGGGCTTCGAAGGCCTCTTGTAAGGATACGCCTAGAGTTGTGGCTAGACGTAAATACTCTTGATCTGTGGGGCTTTCCTCCCCCCGGTATAATTTCCAAAACCGTACTTGGTTGATATTTACCGCATGCAAGAAAGTTGTTGTTACATTGAAATATTCCGGATTGATTAATTTAATCCGGAACAATTCTAGCACAAGGTTCCGTTTTACGGAAGGACGGTAAACGATATGGTTCCTATGGATATATAGTTTAACGGCTAACTCGGTCTTTCCTAGAATCTTCCCTATTTCCTTGAGAGTTATCTTCCCCAGATTCTCCTTCAATATTTTTTCTTGGCTTTCTGACCAGCGTTGTCTTTTCATGTCGTCTTATGAATTTATAATCTTGACTAAAATCATAGTCATAGTTTCCTTCTTGAATGAACATACAGACTATTTTTATAAAGAGTTCTCTGTTTTCCTCCTTAACCGTAGCCTCGAGAGAGAATGAACAATCTACTTTCATATTTAGAAGTTCATTATATACGCTGTTCACATACTCCCGGAATTGATCTACTCCCATTTTCTCTTTATAGATGGCGATCCAGTTCCAATCTGTCATTCGATACCGGGCGTAACTATCCATCGATTACCTCAATATTGTCAAAATCTGCGGTGTCAAAATCCAATGGTTCTCCAAAAAGAGGATTATCGGAGGTGACGCACGCTCCCGGAACATATAGGTTTAGTTCCAGCCATTTCAAAAAATCCTCCCGGTCGCAATTAACGGGAGGGCATTCTACTTCGTATATGATTCTAGCTTTCATTGTATATTCTTTTCTAATTGTCTTTTCATATCCATTACGATCCTATCGACACTTGATCTTTGATCGATAGGCTTCGTCGCCAAGTAAGTACATAAGCAATCATCTAGGATGACAGCTTCTTCCTGTGAGATATCCTGAATGATGATCTTGCCGTTTGAATCCGTTTCGATATACATGATCATTCCTCCTTTCTCTGTGCCCATATGTTGTCCATCTTGGCTAACTTATTTTGCATGTAGCTGCGAAGTAAAGTGGAACATTCTTCTGTATAGTCCGCAAATTTGCAAGCGAACTGGTATTCACATGTCCGATCAACATCACGAACGAATTTGCCGGCATGATTGATTATGGCTTTTATGTGCATCTTATCGGACTGGATAAATTGCTCGTCCTGCATTAATAGCTCTTGGATTTCCATAGCGGAGTTCTCTAGGATATCTGCCGCTATGAACATCATCCAAATCGGTAAAGCGTACTCCTGCGGAGTAGTATGCGCCAACTTTTTTCTTTTGGCGGTGGCTACAGCCAGCGCTAAATAATTCTTGTCATTCATCTTTTTTCTTTCCTCCTAAAATTTCCATGGCATGATTACACATCTTGATGGCCAGATATTGGAATAGCTTGGGAGATTTGTTTTTTGCGGGAGGTAAAAAATCCACATTCAATTTAACCATATCCTTATGTTGCGTGATGGTAATCACTGCCTTTGCTTGCTTGATTGCCTTGTAGGTCTTTTTATTCAGTCGTTTCATATTTTATTATAATTGAGGGTTAATACTTCTTTCCGTGCATCTTCTCACGGAACTGATTATACTTCATCTTCTGCCCGATATGCCAAAGTAGGTCAATGTCAAGATGCTTTGCAAGTCCGAAAATAGACATCACCATATCGTTAATAGCAGTGGTAAAATCATATAAGCCTTCATATCTCGATACAAGTGTTGATATAGCATATAGAGACTCTGTAAATGTTTCGTCTTTACATGATTCAGCCATATCATCTATGCAATCAGCAATATCCTTAGTTGCAAGTTCAAAAGAAATATTCCGCGTCCCTGCCAAATCAAACAGACGAATAACAGCATCGGCAAGCTCATCTTCTACAGTGTCTTTGATACATCGATTAAAAACATTGATAAACTTTTCTTCTGTTGTAAGCCATCCTTGACATTCAGTTATCTCGTTATATTCATATTTTTCCTTATTAAATTTCCTCCCTTTCCTATCAGCTTCTACAGCTTCCATCAACTCGCTGATAACAAGACAAAGAAAGTGCTCATTACTCAATTCCTTATCGTGGAATCCGTGGTTACAGGCTATCTTATAAGCTTGATCGCGTAGTATGTTCAAATTAATGTTACTCATTTCTTTTTAGTTTTACGTTAATCTCCTATGATCTGTCTAATCGCATATGTTTGCCTTCCTTTGAAATCAGAGAAATCAATCAAGGATTGTTTACGATAAAGGGCAAGGGCTATCTTCCGGAATCTTTCATAATTACGCCGGTCAATAGGTTTAAGCTTCCATTTATTCATATCTTCCTTTAGTTTTTTGCGAGTATGGGCAAAATGGCCTATACAGCTATTTTTCCCAAATTCATGCTTAAAATCATAGCAATGGAAATGATCATCCTTTGACAGAAAGATTCTTAGTTTTTCCAATCTGGTAAAACTTAATCTCTCCACACCTTGCCTGGATGTCTCTTTTTCTTCCAGCCAAGCTTCAATTACAAGGTCGTAGAAACCCGAATTATATTCTCTTTTGTAGAAATAATGTATTTTCATTTCTTATTAGGCTTTTTATATTAAAATATGATTAGAGTGTTTACTGTTGATCTTCCGGAGGAAGGATTTTCTGCATTCCTCGGGATTGGCAGTACTTGGTATAAGTATAATAGTACGACAGTCTATCCGGAGAGGAACCTTACCTTCATCGTTGCCAAGAGGTACCTTTAGGGTTGGATTCTTGCACATATCCGCTTTAGGTTTAATCGTAGCTGGTGGAATCTGTTTTTTTAATCCAAGTTCTTTAACTAAAGCATACACTTTCTCCGGGCGTATGCCTAACATCTTGGCCATAAATTGACCGGTCAGTTTTTTGTAATTGGTACGAATGTACTCCTTTTGTTCTTCTAATGTTGCCATAGTATTGATTTATTTTAAGTTATGTGTATGCCAATAGTCTACCAAATCTGCGATTGTCCGTGTAGAAGTTTTTTCGTGTATATTCCGGATATGATTCGCTACGGTATGCGGGCTGATATGGAGCAACTGTGCGATATCATCCACCTTATATCTTTCGATCACCAAACGGAGCACGTTTGTTTCCCGGAACGACAAGGTCGTGTTAAATTCGGGCTTGCAAACAATCCCGGCAAATGGGCATTCATTTCGTATCGGACATTTTACTTCCTCAAAATGGAATCGTCCCCACACATCTATATCCGGGTTGTTTGCGTCATATTCGCCGAAATTACACCGGATAAAACGAGAAACGATCCAATACTCATAATTGAGTCGATTCGGTTCTTTTCTTGAATATAACAGGCTCAACGCTTCCCATGCTTTGGTATAAAAAGTCACCAGATGGGAGATAAAAGCAGAGATAAATACCCTGTTCTCCTTTCCTGTTTCGGCCAAAACCCTAACAGGGTCTCCCTTTGGCTTGATCATAACCTCGCAATCCGGGGTGTTATAGAACTCTATTTCTTGAAAGCGATTCATGTCTTTTATTTTCACATATCGTTAAATTCCCTAATACTTATGAGCCTACCGTCTTTTAGACTGAGCATTAAAACATATTCCGCCGTTGAAGTTTTTTCTCCTGTATTATCGTAATAGGAAAAGCCAGAACTCTCGTTCAAGCGACGTAATAACTCTGGGTTATTATTGATTTCAATCAAATGTCCTTTTACGGATTCAATGAAAGCCAAGGCTTTCTCCACAGATCCTTTTGAAATTTCTTTTGTGCTCATGATTTTACCATTTAAAAGTTGTTTGACATATTGTTTCTAAAGCTCTTCTTTCCAAAAGAGAATAGTTTTCCCGTGTTAGTTTTGAATAGAAAGTTGGATATGAGATACCGCTTGCTACTAAGAACTGATCTCTAACAGCTTTCTTCCTTTCTTCATCCAAGGACTGGTAATAGTCTTTAAATGTCATTTTTTCAATCTTTTCTGCATTTTCCATACGTAAAACATATTTTAGTGTTATATTTATAATGCAAACGTAAACTAAACTTTGATATTATACAAAGTTTTATGTGATATTTGTCACATGATTATATATGTTTAACAATGTTTACAAATAATACTTGAATGTTTATACCAAGTAAAATAGAACAGCTTATTATTGATAACAAATTGACAAAGAAGTCTTTTTGTGAAAAAGTATCCATATCTGTACAAGGATTGGACAATATTTTGAAAGGAGCAGATCTTGGTTCAAGTAAACTTGAACGAATAGCAGATTTTTTCAAATTACCCATTGATTACTTTTTCGATAGAGACATAAATGTAGATAACTCAATCGGTCATCATGTAAATGGAAATGGGAATAAGGTTTCTGGAGATATTACTCTAAGTGAATGTAAAAATGAACTTGAGAAGCTCAGATTACTCATTAAGGAGAAGGAAGAGCGTATAAAAGATAAAGATGAAATGATTGCACTTTTAAAACAACAACTAAATAAGTAGTATTATGGAAGAAAAAAAGGTTATTCACAGTAATGAGTATCACTTGCTAAGGCAATCAGATATTCAAAAAGAAATGAAACAGGTGGTGGAAAACTTGCACATGGCTGCTGGATCTGTAGGGGGATTTGATCTCTATAAAGTCGTACAGACTTACATGCTTGATCTAGAAAAACGGCATGCAATTAATGAGCTTCTTCATATTCCGGAAGATGCTTCTTTTTATTATGAGAAGTAA